TAGTAGACATACTATTTGCCTTTGAAACATTTAAATCACTTTGTAATGTTCCAGCATTACCTAGCAAATTCCCTGCATTTTGTAAATAACCTTGTCCAAGTTTTTGTTGATTCATATAACTTTGTAAACCTTTCATTCCTGCCCCCATCATATTCTGATAAGCTTGATTTTGTGTTGCTTGACCTAGTAATCCAGAACCACCAAAGCCTTGCATCGCCGCTAATCTTTGACCTTGTAAAGCACCTGTTGCTGTTGCATCTTGAGCGGCGGTATTAAACATATTTCTTTGATTAACATTAATACCACTATTAAAATCAATTGAGTCTGTACCTAATTGTTGCATTTGACTACTTAAGTCAGTTAATCCCCCTATTTGCTTGTCCAACCCCTGACTTAATGTTCTATTCATTTTGCCTTGATTAGGATTGCCTGCAAAAAAATCCCATACTTGTCCTAACATATTTACCTCAAATTAAATGATGACGAATCTGACCTGACCCATCCATCTTTGTGTTTAAACTCTACATAATACTTACCATCCTCTTTTATTAACTTATAAGTATTAAGTTGTCTTTCATTATTTTTAGAAGAACTTTCCCTACTTCCAGATAAAGATTGTTCTAGTCTTTCTAATCTATTGACTATTGCTTCTAATTCCATTTTTACAGTAGTATCAGATACTCTACTCATACTTTAGTACTCCTTGCTTTAATAGGTCTTAAATGGATTCCTAATGAATCTAAGCTTCTAGTTCCATTACTATCTGAAATTTTTAATTGCAACCATTTAGCTTTCCTATGAGAAGAATTAACTCTATTAGAACTTAACGATTGTAGAGAAGAAACGCCAGATGTTTTATATTTAGTTTCTAAGCCACTATTTCCCTCAACATGAACTTCCGTAAAAGATTTATCGTAGGTATCAAAACCTGCAGTAATCTTCTTTGTATGAAACTCCCACGGCTTCCTTGATGTTCCTGTTGCTATTTGTAATAATTTTCCGTCTGATGCTATTACCTCACCATATTTACCTTGTGTTACTGCTGTTATAGGGTTTGTAAAACTCCAAAAGTCCCACCTTTTAGAGAGTACACTATATACCCAAGCATAACTAACATTACTAACTTTAAAAATAATTAATAATGCTTTTCGTTCTCCATCAAATGCTAATTTTGGTGGATTTGTTTCTAAGGATGCGCTTATACTATCCCAAGTAAAATTTGCCATATCTGTATGGTCTGATGTATGTATTGCGTGTGATATAACCTCAGCTTTTCTTCCATTGTGTATATACACTCCATATTTATCTGCAAAAAACATACCAAAATCAGTTGCTATAATACTATCTTTATCTAAACAACCCATACCTTCCATTTTATCTATAACAGATAAGTTATCTGGATTTATTGTATATATTGTACTAGGACTAAATGCATATAGCAAATTATTATAAGATTTTAAAGCTTTTGGTTTATCTTGTAATACTATATATTCAGTAGCCCAATTAAAAATACTATATTTACCGGGTTTACTTCTAAATATATAATTAGATACATTATTAATTTCAGAATTATTTGCGTCTGCTACAAACAAGTAACCAGCACATTGTTCTGATAATCCATAATTTAAATGATTAATTGCCATTTCTGGACTTATACCTGTTAAAGATTCATAACCTCCGAAATTGGTGCCTTTATGGTCTTTTACGATGTATTCTAGCATCCCTGCAGTACTGCTACTTTTCCAACCAACGCTTTGAAATGCTACAGATTCTACTAAATTGTAATTAAAATCACTATCTACTGCATTAGCATTATATGCTTTACCTCTATATATATTTATATGAGACAATCTTTTAGATAAAGAACTAGGATTAGCTGTAATTTTTATTTGATGACCATATCTAGAAGGATTTGTAGAACTGGAATATAAACTATAAGCAAGAACGCTTTCTTGATATCCATCATACATTAAAGAAACTCTGTAAAAATTTTTATAATACTTAGCATCAGTATCTCCATCAGATGAATCTGGCAATAAGTTATTAAAATCTTCTTCTCCAGAGCTTAAGTGAGTTACTTCTACATCAATAGCAGATTTAATATCCATTTTAGCCCAAGCAGTATCTCCATCTGCTACTCTAGGAGAAACTAAATTATATATTGTAAAGTTAGTACTAGGAGAACAAGCAAGCCAATCAAACTCGTTATTTGATTGTGATGATATATAATTAAATTGCTGAGAAGCTAATTTCCATCCAGTATCTTGAGATGGCTCAAATAATTCCCTATCAGCTAAAGCATTGTTTAAAAAACATCTTTTAGATTTTTCACTTGCTTTTAATTTTACATCAGTAATATCGTTTACCATATCAAGGAAAACTACATTTAAATCTGTAGAGTATATTAAAGCTCTTGGAAACTCTCTACTAGTATCTGATATAAAAGTAGAAATAGAATTTATAGCTGTCCCTATGTTTTCACCAGAGCCATATATATTCCATTCTGTTAAATTTTGAGCATCACCAAGTGTATATTTAGTAGGTGTAGCATTATTAGCATCAGAATTATCTAGCATAATTCTTTTTACACCAGCATATGAACTATTTGAACTTTTTACAGATGATTCTGAATCATAAAATATTTCTAAATGTGAACCAACTATTACATCTCCACTATCTTGTTTAATTAAAGGGCCTATAATGCATTTTTCTGTTGTTATTTTTTCTCCATCTCCACCTGATTCATCTTGTTCTGTATGAGTATCATAAACTGTATAAAATCCATCACTTCCTTCAAGAAAACTGTTATTTGTATAACCTATAGCTACACATATACTTTCTTTATTTGCTTCGTTGCTATATAAGGATAATCCTTTTGGTACAGGAGACCTTAAAAATTTATATTGCTCTGTTCCCCCTCCTGTATAAGATGCATTCTCAACATATCTACCGCCACCGCTTCCTTGGTCTTCTGTCCACGATTCCCAATCTATATGAGTAAAGTGTATAAAATATGCATCTCTTTGAGAATTAGAAGCATCTTCATCACTTGAAAAAGCTGGAGTTATGTCAACACAATTTAAATTATGATAAGCTTGACTATTTACATAGCTACCCGGAGCAGATGCTATACTATCACTTCTCCATATATAAGCTTCTCTAGAAGCTAATGAACCAAAACACTTATCTTTTACAGTTGATTCACTATCGTAATAATTAGGAGCAGAAGCTAATACATATATGTAATTATCATTAACTATTAAATCTGTCATAACTACATCTTCTTTATCAAAAGGTGTTATCATTTTATCATTAGAAGAAGTTCCTTGTAATCTATAAACTCTATTTTCAGATATAGCCATAGCAGTAGTATTATCTCCAATACTGACTAATGCAACTCTATAAGCATCAACGCTATCTAATAAGACCCATACTTGATTTGATGTCTCATGATTTAAATACAAGCCTTTTATAGTACCATCCATATTAATGGTTTCTATAACCCCTGTAGTTCTAGTTGCCTTTATCAAGAAATTACTACCTTTAACATACCCAACTATAAGCTGGTTAGAATGAAGAATGTTTACATCTAAACCATCAGCGTCAGCTCCAGTATTGCTATTATTGGGCAATACAAATTCTTCCATTGATGGTAATACAGTCATATCTACATTCAATATTCCATTCTCTACTATAAATTCTTGCCCTACATCTTGCCCAAATTGTTTAATATTTGGATAACCCATATACACATTATCTTCATTGGGCCCTACACCAACAAAAATATCATCTCCCCTAGGATTAAATACAGGTTTTTTTAATATAGGGATACCATACTGAAGAAATTCTTGTTCTGAAGGTTGATTCACATTATTAGCTTCAGTATATATATCTTCTATTTTTGTAAAAGCTTCATCTCGTTCTAACCATCCTATTATATGATGCTTATCACCTTTTTGCACTTTAATTATACTATCTGCTTTAAAATCTTTTGTAGGGTATCCTGAAAAAGCAAAGTAATGATAACTTCCAGAAGTAGGAGGAGCGGCGTTCATACTTCCGTTAAATCTAAATTCTATGCCATGCATATATGCTTTACCTGAACCAAATTTTTCATTATCAGCATCATGACTTGTGCAACTAGTTCCAGAATCTTTAATTTGAGTTACATAAGAAACACTACCTTCTGTATCACCAGACCAAGATACACTATTACTTATACCTGCTGTGCCACCTCCATTGTCTATTGTAAATGATTTTACTGATTGACCTTCTGTTCCAGTAGTTATAGCAGTTACTCTACCTATAAACTTATTACTATTTGATGTAACATTTACACCACCTGTATTTTCATACAAAAAATCACCAACCCATATCGGAACTCCAAATGTATGAGCTTCAAATGTTCCATCCCCTACAGGTTGCCTAACTTCTACTGTTGCAGAACCATGTGTAAATTTTAAAAACTCATCTCTGTCATGATTTGTTATTTTTACGCCAAATGTAGATGTCCCACTAGGAGTCACTCTTACTTCATAATCAACCTTAACTGTGTTATTAAAAGTACCGCTAATCTTTAATTTACTACTTGAGTATGTAGCCATTAGCCACCTCCTCCACCACCACCACTAGAAGCGGCATAAAAACCAACAGTTACCGTACTAACTCCTGATATACTTTGTGATGAAAAACCACCTAATGATGTAGCATATACTTCGGTTTTTCTACCCTTAACTTTACCATCACTTGTTAAAGGCTCTACATTTAAAGAATAGTCTGATGCGTCAGTTGGAATGTCTTTAGAATCTGGAGTTGATACTATTCCTGCGTTAAATAACTTTATTTCTGCTACTGATTTTGGCATTTATCCCTCTATTAGTTTTCCATCTACTACTGTCTTACCATTGATAATAGTACATAGTTCAACATTAAAGTTACCTCCTCTATAAAAGTTTACTATAGCAAATCCTAATTGCCAATTGTGCTGTCTATTACCTAACCAAGTATTAGCCTCTGCAGTCATGTCTTTTAAACAACCTATAGACCAAGCTGATTTAGGCCCATCCATATGCGTTACAGACGATTGTTGCATATCGTGATGATGACCATACATAACATTACCACCCATCCTAAGTAAATGATTTCTAGTATGATTGACACCAGCGTAATGGTGTCCATGGTAGAAATACAAATTACCAATCTTAAGTGGCTTTCCAATAGGGTGGTATTTATAACCACGCTCTTTAAGCTTAACAGCATCCTTAAACTTATAACCTTTAAGGTATGGATTCTCTTCAACAAATCTATTGAGCCAATCATCATGATTGCCTTCAGTAAAGTGTCGTTCTTTGCACTTTGCTTTATCAAGCGAAGCATCTATTATATCCATTCCTTTATTTACTTCTTCAATTTCTTTTACAACAAAAGGCAATTGATACTCTAATGGCGGTCTTTTCTTTTTACGCCATTGCCAATGACTAACTGATTCCCATTCCCCAACATCTCCTAAATCTATGTAGATGTCTGGTTTTACTTGCTCTATTGCTTTACAGAGAACGCTAATAGCTTTCTCATCATGCAAAGGAAAGTGTTTATCAGGCGTGACTATTGCACGCTTTAATTTGGCCCATTTGCCCATGCTTCCTCCCAATCTTTTTCTGATATTTCTATTTCAGGTGCCTGCTGAAGAAGTCTCTCTGTTTTACTCCTAGTGAATTTCAACATATGTTCTTTACAATGCTGACATTCCCATATTATAGGGCCATCAAGAGCTCCTATAACCTCTACTCCAATGATATCATCAGAGCCACAGTAGTAACATTCTTCAGGACATTCCCTACTAATTTTTGTTCCTTGGATATTAAATCCGTCTATTCTTTTATCTGCCATTTTAATCTAGTGAGGCTTGCTCCAATAAGCCAAGGAGGAGAAAGCCAATTAATGCCAGCCTCACTAAAATTTACTTCTTAAACAGACCTTCAATAATATCTGTAATTACATCTACACATTTCTCAAAGAAAATTTGTTCTTTTTCTTCAGATACAAAAGGGATATCAATTCTTTTGTTTATTGCAGATGCAATTTTATCAGACATTTCGTCTGAACCAAGATGCTTTACAGCCTCTTCTTGCATTTTCTCAGCTTGCTCTTCAGCAAGTTTTATGAGTATTGACTTCATGTTCATTTAAGACTCCTTTATCTTTTTTGTCTTTAACCATAAGTAATAAATATTGATTGCAAACATTGCACACATAAGCAATCCTGATAATAAATCTGTCCAATATACTAACCCTAAACTGGTACTAATACTACTAACTTTAACACTATCCATTAATGTTTCCCATTTACTCTACTTAAAGAGCCTTTTATTTCCGATACTTGATTATCAAGGTCATTAATTTCCTTCGTAATTGCATCAAACTTCCTGTCCAACTTATCGTCACTCTGATTCCAGCGGTTAATAAGCTTAATAACCATACCCTCCATGTTTTCAAGTGTTTCACTTTGACCTCTGTTTTCTACTTTTAACTTTTCAAGTGTAGTAGCTTGCTCTGATGCTCTCTTGTTCATTGAGTACACCATATAGACAAACATAGCTCCGACTACACCTATCATTCCTGCCTCTGAATACACTGCTAAAAAGTCCATTTATACCTCTCATACTTTATTCAATTTAAGCTATTTTTTCTTTCTTTTCCAACTAAAAGGATTTAGATTCAACTCTTTTTCAAAGAAACTTATTCTCTCTTCCATATCTAATTTTAATCTTTTTTCTTCTTCAATATGCTTTTCTACAAGTTCCGTAATGGAAGTGTCAGCGTTGTCAACTCTTCGCTCAAGATTGTCAATTCTGCTGATAACTTGATAGTACGAATAAACAAGTCCAGCGACAAGTAAAAGCATCTGACCAAGCCACTTAATATTAATAGATATAACAGCGTTGTCATCGACCACAGTTCCACGATAGCTCCTTGCCGTTTTAGGTTTGGCATTACTCATACCTCATGTACCAAGTAATACCAACCCACCAAGCACTATAAATAAAAATAAGATTATTGAGATGTAATCTTTCCAATCTTCCATTTATTACTTTAAAGCCTCGAAGTCTGCTTTAATAGCTTCCCAAGCCTCTTTTTCTGCAGTAACTTCAGCAATCCTATCAGTAGCGTTTTCAATCATTCTCTCAACTTCATTTAATGGATATTCCACAACTATGTCAGCTACAGCTTTTCCAGTTTCTGGACTATAAGATTTAGTAGTAATCTTAATTATATCATAACTAGACTCATTTACTTTTTCTTGAACAACTTTACCTTTACTGTCTTTTACTTCTTCAACAGCAGGGATAGTTACCACTTTTGATTTACTAAGAACGCTATTCTTTGCTTTCTTAGATTCTTTATAGTTTATCATAATATTCTCCTATGTTGTACTATATGTTATTTTGTCAATTTTTATTTTTGATTCTGTAGTGTTTAAATATGCATTACCACTAGTAGTCTCTGTATCAAGTCTTTTTGTATTTATCTTTACCCTATCATTAGCATTAACAATTAATCTTACACCGCCACCATGACCAGCACTATCATAAGGTGAATGGTCATCTCTAATGTATCCACCGCCAATACCATAAGAATATATTTCTGTATTACTACTATTCATATGCGTTACATAAGTAACCCAATTTAATCTATCATTTGAAGCAGAATCTGTTACTACTAATGTGCAATAAACCATGTACTCACCAGCAGTGTCAAATTCAAAATAATATCCACCTTGACCATCAGCCCAAGTAATATGACTAGTATTATGTGTAGACATTGTTTTCCAATATATATTTTCAGTTGCATCATTTACATTTTGATTTACATTACAAGCAGATGATTCTATTACTCTTAAAGCAGAAGGAACTACGCTTACATTTAAACCTGTAACAGTAGAATTTGTAAAAGCTACATCTTGCTGACCAAAATCAACTGAATCTTGAAAATTTGTTTGTCCACCAACTTCTAAGCCACTATCAAAAGTACAATCTCCTTGTACATCTAAGCTATTCCCAATCGTAGTTGCTCCGTCAAATGTAGCCGCTCCACCTACTTGTAATAAAGTACCCGGAGTTGTAGTTCCTATACCAACCTTCCCATCAGTTTTAATAATCATAGCTTGAGCCGGAGTAGAACCACTTCTAAAATTTATTTGATAAGCACTATCAAAATAAGTATTGGCACCATTTCCATATAGTCTTGATGCAGTTACATTTAAAGCACCATGATACATTATAGCATCTGCTTTAATAGTCCCACTAACAACATCTAATTTTTGAGAAGGGTTAGTAGTTCCTACTCCAAGATAATTCCCTTTAATCGTAGCCTTACTTGCGTTATTTACACTAAAATATATTTGTGTATTATCTTTAGAATTAATATTAGTTGAACCATCAGCGGCTTGTCTAAATCCATAACTAACTCCGCTATATCTATATTCGTAGTGACTAATTGTAGCGTAATCAGATGATGTACTATGTAGAGCTGTTCTACCAAGTATTGTAGTTCTATCTGTATCAGGGACACCAAGTATTGTATGATTATTCATACCACTACTGCCTATATTGTGGTCGCCCATAAAAATATTATAAGACCCAGTAGTTACAGCCCCTCCTGCTTCATTTCCAACTGCAACATTATCTACTCCAGAAGTAAGTAAACCTAAAGCTTTATAACCTACTCCAACATTAGCATCTCCTGTTACTGCATCTGATAATGCATAATGCCCAATACCAACATTCTCATCTCCAGTTTGTATTCTACGACCTGCTCCTGTACCTATAAAAGTATTTTCATGTCCACTAGTAATATAATTACCAGCTTCATAGCCCATTGTAACATTAGAATATCCAGTCGTAACATTAGTTAAAGTATTACTACCAACTCCAGTATTGCTTGAATTTGAATTACCACTGGCTCCTTGACCACTTTGTGAGCCTATATAAGTATTATTAGTTCCAGTTACATTATGATAACCAGCACCTATACCTACACCTGTATTTCCAGTGTCTCCATTTACTGTACCATGGAGTTGAGCATATAATGCTTTGTAACCAATCGCAGTTGAATAACTTCCATGCTGGTCACTATTTAAAGATTGATAACCAAATGCACTATTATATCTTCCGAGTTGTAACGAGGTACCTGCTTGGTATCCAAAAAGACTATTTTGTTCTCCGCTTACTATTGCATCTCCAGCTTGTCTTCCCATTGCAGTATTTGAGTGGCCAGTCGTAACACTCATTAAAGCACTAGCACCAACAGCAGTATTATTTACTCCAGTTGCAAGTTTTAATGCTTGAGACCCTACTGCTGTATTATAACCATTTGCAGTTACGGTCATTAAGGCTTCATATCCAATAGCAGTAGTGTGTCCAGCACTATAATTTGCTTCTCCAGCTTTATAACCTACATAAGTTCCACCTTCTGCTTGAGAATGTGCGACTGTTGTACCAGCATTATAACCAATCGCAACCATATTATTTGTAGTTGTTAAAGCATCTAATGCTCCATAACCAATAGCTATATTATTACCGCCAGTAGTGATTGATTTTAAAGCATCCATCCCTATACCAACATTGTAATTACCTGTAGTAATTGCTTCTAAAGTTTTATAGCCTAATCCAGTATTTCCAGTATGAGATTGAGCACTTGCACCAAACATTGAGTTTCTACCAATAGCAGTATTTTTTGTACCAGTAGCATTATAATATAAAGCTTGATTACCTACAGCAATGTTTTCATTACCAGTAGATAGACTGTACATTGTATAAGCACCAATTGATGTATTATTATGAGTTGAATTTCCACTAGATGCTCTTAATGCCTCATAACCTATTGCAGTATTTTCACCTCCAGTAGCATTATGTCTAAGAGATTGATAGCCTATTGCAGTATTTCTATCTCCTGTTGTGGTAGTTATCATAGCCTCATGCCCAAAAGCTGAATTGCCCTGAGCACCAGATGCTATAGCATTTCCAGCAGTATAGCCAAATATAGTGTTTTGCGTACCAAGGTCATTAGTACTAGTGCTTATACGAGTACTACTATCAAGAACAAGAGAATATCCACCACCAAAAGAATGATTATTAGCTATTGCAAATTTATCATCATTTCTAATACCAACAGTATAACTACCAACATCATTTAGAAATTCTAAACCAGCATAACTATTTGCTCCACTATTTGATATTCTACCATAAACTTCAGTTCCACTTCCAGCAATGTGAAGTTTTCTACTAGGCGAGTCAGTACCAATACCAACATTTCCACCCATAATTTTAGAACTGCCATTACTGTTAAATACCACTTTTGAAGAGCCACTTGTATCGTACAATCTCATATTAGGAGAACCATCGGCAGATGAAGTATCTATTCTAAATTGACTATTATCATCACTATCTGTAATGAGAAAAAGACTTTGATTGGTATTACCTGAACCTTTTACATGCAATCTATGACTAGGCGAAGTTGTGCCGATACCGACATTTCCTGTTCCTTGTTGTATCATCAACCTATCAGCATCATTCGTACCAAATCTTAGGTTGTAAGCACCTGATGTTTTTAAAATGGTGCTGTTATCACCCATGTTCTTAAATTCCATGAGACGAGTACTATTATTAGCTAAATAAAAACTTATATTATTATTAGCACTTTGTGTTCGTATACCACCAACAACATGAAGAGGTGCACTGGGCGAGGTTGTTCCAATACCAAGTCGTCCAGTATTAGTAAGCCTTGCTTTTTCAACATTGTTTGTTTTAAATATTACATCACCAGCTTCAGCTTCACTACTAGCATCACCACCTGATACTTTTAAATCAGTCATCCAAGCACCTTTAAGCTCTGTAACAGAACTTATAGAATTACCAAGATAGCCACTCATGCTACCATCGCCTTGTATTTCCCACTGCAATCCACTACCATTATATACTCTAAATAACTTATCGTTATTTGTAGTAGTATTCTTATAAATATGTAAATTAGCAAGAGGTGTATCTGTACCTATGCCAACCCTATTATTAGCGCCACCAATAGACATAATATTTGTACCGCTATAATTTTGAATCCTATGATATTTGTCATCTGAACCAGTTCTATATATTGGACTACCACTATCAAAACTCAGCCAGTTTCGTTCATAAGTATGTGCAGTGGCATTTTCATAACCTCGAATCCAACTGTCAAGCATTATTGAACCATAAACAACTAATTTTTGCGTTGGCGAGTTCATACCAATACCAAGACCATTATTATTTAAGGTCATTTTATCGGCATCATTTAACCTAAAATGCATATGATTAGAACTATGAATATACTTTAAACCACCAACTGAATAAGAAGCTGTATCTGAAAAATAAAGATTACTTGAACCTTCAGCGCCACCTAATATTTGCATTTGAGCGGTTGAAGAATCTGCAGTAGAGTCTGCTACAAACAAGTCTGTATCGGCATGAGCAGTAGCACTTCCAGTTCTTCTTATATAAGCTTTACCTTCTACATGAAGAGCTTCAGTAGGAGAGGTTGTACCAATGCCAACTTTTGAAGTACCAGCATCTACTGTTAAAACCGGATTTCCACTAGCATTAAGTAGTTTTATATCAGAGTCATAATTACCACCAATTTTTAAATCAACTGCACCTTGAGTCGATATACCATCGTTACCAACTCTTAATTGTGGGTACATATAAACAGCACCACCTTGATTTGTTGCAAAATTTATATGAGCATTAGCTAAACCATCACTCTGAACATTGTTTCTTATATTTAATTGACCATACGAGTCTAAGTGAATATCAGCATCACGATTAGCCATGTCATCATGGCCTGATAATCTTATACCATTATCGTCTGCTCCTTGTTTTAAATGTAACAGTCTTTCAGGAGTAAATGTATTTATACCTACTTGACTATTTTTAATAATCATTGCTTCATCTTCAGTATAGTTGTTATAAAACTTCCATACTCCATTGTCATCATTGGTAATTAATTTTTTACCACCAACACCAGCAAGTGTACCTGCAATTTGAAATTTAACAGCGTTATGATGAGTGCCTGTTTGTGAATATGAAATATTACCTAAATGCTTATTTGTGGTATGATGATTTGCATAAAAAGCTAAGTATCCACCAGCAGAAATAGAAGTATCGCCAGTTCTAGCATCTTCAAGTCTTATAGAGGCCATTCCATTACTGCCATTTTCTATGTGTAAAGGATTATCTGGAGCTCCTGTAATATTTATACCAATACCACCGCCATCAACATTTATATTTCCACTTGAGACATATATAGGTTTATAAAAATATGATTTATCAGGATTAAATCGAACTGTTTTTGCAGTACCAATATTTTTACCAGTTGGATATATATCAACATTACCATAAGTACTATCGTAATCAGCGCCTATACTTACAGATGTACCACTAGCTATCATATTTAAACTACTGCCACCAGCGGCGACTATAGATGGTGTATAAATATTAGAAACGCTTGGGCCATTAGAACTTAAAGTCATCCTAACAGTTCCACCAGTATACCATTTCCATTCATTACCACGAATATTTTCAGCTATAGTTTGAACAGAATTTCCATTGTTTATCTGTTGAATAAACTTTACACCATCCCAAGTATTATCAGTAGACTGATAACCAATGTTTCCTATGTTAAGATTAGAAATAGTAGAGTTAGTTACAAATTTTATATTTGCTTGTCTTGCAGAACTATAGTCTGTTTGACTATTTTCAATTTGCAGAATATCATTATCTGCTGATTCAAGATGAAGTAACTTACTTGGTGAAGTTGTGCCTATTCCAACATTAACATTTTCATAATAAACTTTACCACTGCCCATTGTCAACTGAGTAGTGCCCATTCGACTAAATATCTTATTGTAACCAGAAAATTGAATATAGTTGTTTACTGGATTTTGGTCTGCTCCAGCTATTTTATCAGTAGCAACACCACCAGTATCACCACCATTATTTCTAATATAGCAAAAATCTGTACTAGCAACATCTGTATATATGTGGGTATAAGCTCCATGATTATTGTCGCTATGTCTTCCTATTTTTATACCACCATTTTGCCCCTTTATATATAATCCTAAAGCAGAATTATCAGTAAGGCTTGTAGAGGCTGGAACTACTTCAAGTCTTGCAGTAGGTGAAGATGTGCCAACGCCAAGCTTACTGCTGACGCTGGCAACACCACTAGAGTTTTCAGCTAATAGTTTCTTCCAAGAAGCCATCTATTACTTTTCCTTTTTCTCTGAAGCAACTACTTTTTCATAATGAGCCCCTACTTTTTCAAGCAAAACCCCAAATGGAATGGCATCTTTGCCAGTTATTTGAGCAGATTGCATGCATTGTAGAAGGACTACTAACTCATCACTAGATAGTTTAAAGTTCATATCTCTCTCCTTTTAAGTTATGCTTATATGTAGATATAAGCGTTGTTATTTGATGTATCAGAAAACAGCGTTCCTGCTCCTGAATCTGGTGCACCACTAGGGGCACTTGTTCCAAATTTCATAACTGATACGGGGAAGTCTTCATTTGATGTTCCTTTATGGTCAGATAAACTCCAACCAGTAAGGTTACCATCATTAGCCCATTTTAATTCTGGCCACTCAGCTTCTGTAGCACTTGTTTCTACTTGAATACCAGCTAGGTGTCCAGTTGTAGTAGTAGGAGTTGTTACATCACCAAGTTTAATTAATTTATCTTCAACAGTAAGTGTTGCAGTATTAATAGTTGTTGTAGTACCACTAACTGTTAAATTACCTCCTACAACTAAATTAGCTGTTGCAAAATTTTGACTTGAACTACCAGCAGATGCCGCTTTTGCATCTAATTGAGTCTGAATATTAGATGTTACACCATCAGTATAGTTAAGCTCTGCAGTTGTTGCAGTTACCCCGTCAAGTAGGTTTAATTCACCCGCATTTGCTGTAATAGTTGTAGTACCAAATACTAATCCACCAGCAGGAACTACAACTTCCCTAGAGTGAATAGTGTCCCATAAGTGATTAGCGTCACCTAATCCAACACTTCTATTTGCAGTTGGTCTTAATATGTCTTGGTTTGAAGAAGCAGTACCACAATTTACAAGCTCCAAAGTGTCTGTATCAGAATCAACAGCAAACAATATTCTTCCTTCTGTTGGCGTACCATCAAAATCAAATTTAATTCTAGGTTTATTAGTACCAGCTCCTAGAATTAAAGCTGAATTTATAATTTCTGTTATACTAGATTGACTAGTACCAATGTTTAATGTTAAAGCACCTGTATCACCACCGCCACTTAAGCCAGTTCCAGCAGTTACTCCAGTAATGTCTCCTGTATTAGGAGCAACCCAACTAAATGTTCCATCAGCATCTGATGATAATAGATAACCACTAGTTCCATTTCCAGATACATTTAACTCACTAGCACCTACTGCATTAGCCGCAATCTCAGAAGAACCAACTTCATTAGCTCCAATTGCATTGGCAGTAACTACATCAGCATCAAATTTACTAGGATGATTTATTGCGCCACTGGCTAATTGGTCACCACCAACCGCATCATCTGCAATTTTAGCTTGAGTTACTGCATCAGCTGGTATATCAGAAGATACTAAATTACTATTTTTATAAGCACTATCATCACTGGTAGTGATTATTCGTTTCCAACTTGCCATTTTTAATCCTTATATTTTGTTAAGTTTTCTAGTTTGCTTTGAAGTTTTATTTTACAAATTAAAGCTAATTCCAAAGCTTGACCATTATGTTTTGTATTTTCTACTAACTGTAAAAGATACCCAACCTCCTTAACAGTGAATTTAGTATCAGACTTTTTCGCCTCTTTACTTCCTTCACTTAAATTTACTAATTTAGACATTATATTCCTAGATATAAGTTACCATTTTTAAAGTAAATCCCACCTTCAACAGCAGTAGGATTACCTGTTTGGTTTTTTAAAGTTAAAGTTCCATTTGTATCTATTTTAAATACATTAGAACTATTGTTATTTATTTCAAATAAACTACCACTACTAACTACACTTGTTGTAGTAAAGTTTAACCAAGCTAGGCTATTATTAATACCTGTATGCCCACCTCCTAAATTTAATTCAACATCAGCAGTTCCATTGTCTCTATAAAACTTAGAATCAGAATCTTTATAAAAAACTAAATTTTTGTACACATCTTTAATTTTATTAGGATGACTTAAACTACCTGCCATTATTCACTCCATGTTGTTGTTGTTGCATTAGCTACATTAGAAAACGATGGAGTATTAGGAACAGTTTGCTGACTCCATACTCCAGATTGATTACTTACTCCAGAATATGTTGTTGTTGGAGTACCTACACTAGTAAAAGAAGTAGATGCTATTCCAGCAATTGTTTGAAACAAATTCCTGTCAAAAAAAGAAGATTCATCTAATTTATTAAAAGCGAGATTTATCAAGTTAAAACTACTATTAACATCCCACATTAAAAATCAGTTCCTCCAATTTCTTTAAATGTTCCAGTTCTTCCTCTGTAAGCATATTTTCTTCCGTTCTTTACATCGTCTTCAAATTTGCCATTAAAATATTGCGCCATAGGTATTCCTTCAGGACTTTTTTCATATCCTATAGCTATAGCCTTATTTACTAAAGCATCATGAAATTGCTCAGGTATTTCTGGTATTTGAGCTTCCCAAGCATCACTTGCGCTAGGTAAAGTAAAGTGGTCTGATTTTTTGTAATAAAAAACAGTTATATCTTTTCCTGCTACAGTATCATCAGGGCTTATAAATTGTTCTTCTTCTGTTTTATTTTCATCATAATAACCAATCCATATAGCTCCTCTTTCTGTCCACCAAACCCATTGTCTTATACTACTCATGTTAAGTCCCTTTTATATGGTCTACCTAAAAATCTTTTTATACTTTTACCATCTAAGTCTACATTCTTTATTTCCATAATTTGGTCATCATTACCTGATACACTTAGACTATAACCTCTTTGGTCTTTTACTAATGTAAACTTTACAGCATCTTCTAACAATCTTGTCCTAGAGCAATATTCATCTTGTGCTCTATTAACCATTTTTACTATTTCTTGAGCACCAAGATTAGGATGATGTTGTTGTACTAATTCTACTATTTCTTTTAGTTTCATCTAGCTATACCTCCACCTAGTGCTTTAGATTGAGAGTCTAATGCTTTTATACCTATTAAAGCATATCCTTCTGCAATATTACTTGTTATTATTTGCAACTGCTGTGTTAACCATTGATAATCGGTAGTTAATTTACCAATTAATGTGGTAAAAGATGTAATCTTTTTATTTAAATTTGCTTGATATTCTTGCAATGCTTGACCTGCTTCAGCACTTTCTTTTGATACTTCTGCTTGGTATTTATTTAATTCTTGACTATAGCCTGCAAGTACAGCTTGAGCTCTTTGCAGTTCTTGACTAGCAGTAGATAATGTTCCCTGTAACATCTCAGGGTCTTCGTCCACTAACCATTTTTGAGCAGAATAAATATCAGTTCCACTGCCATCTACATTAACATCTCCACCTATTTGACTTACATCGTCTATTAAATTCTGTGCTTTATCTACAGCATCTTGATAATCAGCATGTATACTAGGTAAAGCAGTAGTTATTCCTAAGCTATCATCAAAATCTGATATAGTGTCAAATGCAGTAGTATCATTTAAATCTGATGGTAATTTTGCAGTAAACTCACCTAATCTTTGTATTATAACTTCTTTAGATGCAATATTAATCAATAAAGGTTTTAAGCTTGTAGGCATATTAGCAACTGTTTCTGCGTTATCATTTATTGCTCCGGGTTCTACTTTTGTAATTGTAGCATTTTCTGAACCTGTAGGCGCAGGATAAACATAAACTTTTCCTTTATCAAGCGTATACACAGGAGATGTCTTAGGAGCATAGTATATACTATCTGCATCTGTAGCTTTTTCTACAAATTTTCTATCTATGGGGGTGCAATTTCTTGTTATGCTATTTGTAGAATCCAGTCTTGTTACATTAAGCACTACAGTGTTTATGTCCAACGGTTCCAAGTCACTACTATTGTTAGTCTGTGTTTCCTCAGTAGACATGCTATGTAACATATCAGGATTAAATTGAGATATCTTAGCTATTATCTCATGTTGTGCATTTACCAAAGCCGTTGATACAGTGGCAGAATCATTATTTGATGCACCCCCAGTTATTTGTCCAATTTTTGCTGTAAAACTCATTAACTTGCTCCTGTAAATTTATTCCAAGCACTTATAGTTTGAGGCCCAGCTATTCCATCTACCTCACCTTCATAAAGGTTTTCGCTTTTTAAAAATTGTTGCAAACCCGGAACTTGCTCTTTTGTAAAATTTTCCATTGTTGTATTTGGATTTTTCATAGAGTAAAACATTTGAGGGTCATAAGATACTGTATCTTTTCCAAATACTTTATTCTGACCTTGAACTGTAGTGTCATGAGTTCCTTGACCTTGTCCAGTAAAACTAGATGAAACTGTTGGAGGAACTGAAGCTTCTTGAGGTTGTTGCTTCATAGCATTCAATCTATCTCCAAAAAACTTTCTAACATTACCATAAGCTGTTCCTATTCCTTGCCCTACATCTTTCATAGTAGGTGCTCCATGAAGAAAGTCAATACCTTTGTGCTTACCTATATAACCTTGGCTTTTAGCATCCCCATAAGCATCACTTGCTTTAGTTAATGCGCCTTTTATTTTATCTTTTATGTTACCAGTAAAATTAGCTACATTTTCTTTGCCTTGTTCATTTAAACCAAACATATTATTAGAAGAACCAGCCTCACTATCGTATGTTCCCATACGAGAAGCAAGGCCACCTCTTTGTCCACCATAGACTGCCATTAATATTCTGCGTCCCCGGCTCTATCAAAGAATCTTTTAATTCCTGATTTAGCGCCTCTATATAGACTTGAATTACCCAACCAAGGTGCGGCAGATTCTATTGCGTCATCTATTGATTTAGCACCACTTCTTATATCACCAACTGTATTTTGGCGTACCTTAGTGTTTAAATCAACATAGTTTTCAGGAGCAATAGCATCTGATGCCATTCCACCAAGCATTGGAATATTGCTTGCAACTTTTTGACCACCTGTCATTGCTGTTCTAGAACCACGACCATCACGACTATACAGCAAATCTTTACCGCTGTCATTAACATTAGTAAAGTTGTCCATAAAACTGCCTTGACCGCCTTTTAGCTCATTCATATTAGCATTGTCACTTCTATGTCCACCTTGCATTCTTCGTAAAGCACCAGTTGTTTTAGCTCCTAACTTGCCATCTTCTGATAAAGGGTTACCTTCTTCATCTGTAAATCCAGCTTGATTTAAAGCTCTTTGCATCTGCCTAACGCTTTCTGCATTTTGAGGGTCAAATCCTTCCATCATTGAACCTAAGTCCATTTGACCTCCTTGTGAACCTTCTCTTAAGAAGCCTTCAGCGGCTGATGTAGCAACATCTCCACCACTTTGTCTAGCTAGTTCTAACTGCTCAGCAGGTGTTTTTGCAAACTGACTTCCAAATGATTCAGCTCTACCTTTTCTATCGGCTCTTCTAGCTCTTGACTCTTCATCAAATGGATTTAGGTATTGTAGTATTCTACTCACTTTTTACTCCGTTTAATTTTAGGCTTAGGCTTAACTACAGTTCTTCTACTATTATTGTTTGTTTCTTCTTTTCCAGATTGAAACTCACCACCAACAGTATTAGATGTAACCATTCCCATTATCTGCCTCGTTTTGTGTAAACACCTCTAGTTGTCTTTGGAGATTCTTTTTTAACCTTCTTAGCAACTTCCTTCTTAGAGACTGATTTTTCTTTTTTATCTTTCATAATTATCTTTCATTTAGAATGAGGGGCAGAATTAACCACCCCTCAAACAAGTTAAGCCCTATATTATGACCACTTCAAAATAGCATGAGTTTCAGGAAGTTGAATCTCAAGACCAGCTTCGGTCATGACGATATCTTTTCTTCCGTCAACATTGTTATTTTGAACATTAGTTATAATATGAGTATCACGATTTACACCATTACCAGCAAGTGGTCTGTAAGCAACATTTTTCATGTCAATCATTACAGCGTAATCTTCGTACATTCCTCTAAATAGAGGCTCTGCAACAAAATGAAGGTTACCATATATAGTGTTAACTGTAGATACATTATGACCAAACTGACCCTTAATATTCTGAATATCAAGTGCATAGGCATTAGAACCACCAGAGGAGGTTGCTGTATGACCTAGTGCTACTGTGTTACCCAAGAATGAGTCAGAACCTAGTTTATTCAACCAAGTAATTACTTTCCTAGAAGCAAGTACAAGCTTATTTCCACTATTACCGGATTCCGGTGCGAAAATATCTTCCATTGCAGTTAAGAAATCGTCATAACCAGAGCTAGCATATGTGAAAGATTTTATCTTTCCATACCTCTCAGTATAAGGTAGAATACCCCAAGAGCGTCTAACTGGGCCAGTAGCAGATGAATCATCAGAACCGATACCAAAAAGCATTGCATGCTCGATATCCATCTTATGTTCCATTAGCTTTTCTTGCCAAACTCTTTTGTATTCATCAGCCTTACCACGATAGCGTGTAGCCATTGCAGTACCTGAGAACATTGGTATAGCAGTTTTAAAAATCTGCACATAACCTTCTCTGTCATATAGCTCATCTTTCCAGCCCTCTGGGTCAGTTCCACCTTCAGCAAATGCTGAGCCAATTACTTGACCTTTTGCATCAGCTTCGACTTTAATCTTAGATGCATCAGCAGGTGTTACTGCTCCTGTGCCCGGTAAAGAAAGTCCTACGAAAGTTAACTGTAATCCAGCAGAATCAGCATTACTTGTAATGTCTGGGACTGCGGCTACTTTAAAAGTAGCTAAATGAACTGCACTAGCGTAAGAACTTCCATTAGAAGCATACTTACACTCTATTTGTACTAGTTGGTCTTTTAATAAAAAACCGGGTTGAACTGCTGTTGTAACAACTCTACCATATTTGTCGTACAAACAGTCAACGAGAACCTTATCACCAGAGCCGTAGGCAAAGCCTCCACCTCCAGAACCACCATAAGCGGCGGCTACTTCGTTTTCTGTTTTTACCTCAAAATTGCGGCGTTGCCACTGATGACGCTGTTCCAAAAATTTGAATACAGGGTCATCCGTGGATTTCTTAGCAACTTTTGAGAGATAGACAAAAAATGGAGACTGTTGAGGAGCCAGTTCAGCTACTCTTTCACCGAAATTATACATCCGCCTGCTATCATTGATAGAAGAAGACTGCATTGCGTTTCCGGTACTTATGCTGTATTTATCAGCCATGATTATACTCCGTGTCTAATCGTTTTTAGTTACCCTAGGTTCCCCAAGGATTTTTACTTTTATAGTCAGATATTAAATCGTCCATGATTATATCCTCAGCACTTTTAGTCTGCTGTGCCATGTTAGCACCTGTTTGCACTCCCATTGGCTGAGGTACTGACTGTGCTCTCTGAACTTGGTTGAACTGAGAAGAAGGCTGTGCAACTGGTTGCGCAGGTACTTGTCCTTTATTCATGTTGTGCAACTTCCAAAGGTTTTCTATAGAGAGAGATTCAGGTGAACTCATTGTTTCAACAAACTCTGCAATTTCTTGGTCATTAGCACCATATTGTTGCTTTATTTGTTGAGCAATACTATTCATTTGCTCCTGATTTCTTTGCTCAGCTTCATACGCTTCTTGCTGTCTTGCTTGTTCAGCTTGAAGCGTTTCACGCTCCTGCCTTAACAAATCAGCTTCGTGTTCCACTCTGTCACGATTCCATGAGTCCATTTCATCACGATATCTATCTATTGAATCAAGATATTGTGCTGATGCACTATTAGGGTCGTCTATAGCTTCAGCTCTGTTAAAACCTGCTGGTCGTTGTGGTTTCTCTGGTGAGTCACGAAAAGGCTCGGGTTCAGGTGCTGATTCCTCAGTTTGAACTTCAGCTTGAGCATTACTAGGTGATTTAATAGTATCCTGTAGAATTTCTACAGTCTGCTTTAATCTAGCATTCTCATTTTTGGCTTTATCTGCTTCAGACTGCCAATACTGATAACGAACTTCTTCGTTGCTTTGTGCTTCAGGTGCATATTGTACCTGTTCATCTGTAACGGCTGAGCCTTCTGCTACTGGAGCAGGAGATTCAGGTACGCTAGTTTCGTCAGAAACAGAAACAGGATTAAATACTTCATCTATAACACTTCCCTCTGAAAACAGAGAATCCTCCAAGTCTGTTACTTGACCTTGTTGATTTTCTTGAGACATATCAAACTTTCCTCAATAAAGAGCCCATCTAGTTCTGGGGTGTCTTATTTTTTGCCAGCATCTGATTTACTTCTTTTTATCTCAGATGCTATTTCACTAGTAGCGTCATCCAGTCTTTTCTCATATAGAGTACCAGCGGCTTGTGCCCTATTTGATACTTTATCGAGACCTGACTTGAATTTTTCAACCTCAACTCTTTGCTTAAGATTAACATTTTCTCTATCTCTAGACTGCATATCGCCTTCTAGTTTCTTTATTGTTTCTTCAGCTTGTTGTAATGCACCTTGCAATTGTTCAACAGTATCTGTTCTTTGTAGAACTCCTTCTACATCAAAGATTTCTGTCTTCTTTAAGACTTCTTCTTTATCTATGATACCATTTTTATATGCATCCATGTACATTTCTAGTTGAGCAAATCTATTTGTAGGTAAGGTACTACCTGTAACTATTACAGCATCATACCTTCCAATACCTATATCATTCCACTTTTGTACTGAATCAGTGAAATCATCATAATAATTCTTATTAATTAAATATTCGCTGGTCGTATTGTTAGGTTGCACCAGACGGATAACTTTTTCTTCTTGGTACAATTGTTGCATAAGTGGGATTGCAACTGCACATACCCGACTCAGACCAGCTTCAATATCAGCTAATTTAGACTTTATCTTTCTTTGACCGAAGTCATCAATAGATACAGTTGCTTTATAAGTTTGAGGGGCGGCTTGAGAATTACCCATCATTAACTCATAAAGACCTAGCTGATGGTCAATATCTGATTTAGCAGTCTGTTCATTCTGATATAACTCATTTGGCAATGGTAACGGTTGTACTGGTTGAGGAGCACCTTGGTCAAAGTCTACTTCAATAGCAACACCCGGTTGTGACCATTTTGATTCAAACTCTCTCATATCAACAGAACCTGCTGGGACTAAAATTTTTACATTTGTACTTGTAGTAGCATGTGCAATTATCAAAGAACGAGTTTTATTTATATACTCTTGCATATCTTTACACATTCTTACATCTGACATAGGATAAGGAGTTCTAGTATGTATATTCATAAAAGGCACTATAGGATAATGTTCTACAGGTAATATTCTCTTATATAATAATTGGTCTCCTACTACTACTATTTGACATACTCTACAAACTTGTATTTCTACTACTTTAATTAAACCTTCTTCTACAAACTGACCTATTGTAACTATTTCTAATTTTGGCTCAGGTGGCAAATCTTCTTGAGCGACTCCTTGTTGTTGAGCCTGAGCTAACATTTCTGCATGAGCTTGAAGTAGTTGTTGCATAGTTTGTTGAGCAACATCTTGTCTTACAAAAGGTCTTCCTTCTATAATAAACGCTGGTTTAGCAAGATAATCTTTATATTCTTCATCTTCCATTACAGCTTCTCTGCCAGTAAATGATTCATGTATACGAAATCTACTGACCATCATTTTGTAATATCTTTCGTACCCTCTTACATACTCTGATGAGTTACCCAATGCGCTATCTGTCATTGTTTCTGTATCTTCTGGGAATATCGCTTTTCCGTCTTTCTCTCTACCAGTATCTGGTCTATCACTAGCTCTATCGCTATTAGCGTTCTTTATTTTACTTTCATAAAGAGGGTACATTTTTTTAGCTTGTTCTTTTGTGAACATTCTAGATATAATAATATTTTCCGCATCATCACAAAATCTATCTCTAGAATTTGGGTCTATATATACATCTAATGGGTCTATGTCTTTAAGACAAACTTCCCCCTTACCATTATCTTTCATGGGGTCTTGATATGCCATCATAACTCCCATCCCACTAACATAGTAATCATCTACTACATTACGAAGTACGGATACACCATCTGATATATCCCATATATAAGCAAGTAAGCCATTAATTAATTGAGCTACTTGATTATCGCTATCTTCTCTGGGTGATACTCTAAATTGAGGTCTATTTGCAGTTAACATAGCTTTTGCCATTTCTACTGCAGGATGTAATCTATTTACTACAATTGGAGCTTGTCCACGCTCTTTTAAAACACGAGCTTGTTCTTTTGTCCATTGTTGTCCTAATCTAAACTCTCTATCTTCTTGTGCCTGTATAGCCCACTTTTCCCTATTGTTAGAATAGTCTGTAAACAGTTTTTGGGTGCTTTCCACCAAGTTTTCTTTGGATTTATTATTCTCAGCCATAGTTATCCTATCTATAATTTATTATTACATAGTCATCCAGTCAAGTACTTTTTTTCCTAAACCTTTTTCTTTATCTACTGCAACAAAATCTTTTCTTCTACTAGGTCTTGACCCATCAAGAGCAGTCCATACTGCATCCATAACATCATCATGTTTACCTCTAGGATATGATAAGAACTCAGATTGAGCTTCTATATCCTGTGGTCTAAAATAAAATTCTTTTTTAGCAAATATCGGGACAAGTGAAAGTAATCGCTCTGATTTTCTATTTCTGGGTTTAACGCCTTTCTCTAGTCCCGGTATATATAATCCTTCTTGAGTCATCTGTTTTCTCACCCCACTACGCAAAGCTTCTTGATATGCCACCGTTTCTATTTTCATTCTCTTAGGTTTGTATTTTTTATACTGCTTTATAATAGTATCTGGCTGTTCAGCAGGGTCTAACTTAGTTCTTACTATGTTTATAATATAAATCTTACCTTCATTGTCTATTCCAACAGTAGCTATAACAAAATAGTCAGCTTTTAGACTTAAGCTAGATGCTGGGTCAACTCCTGAATAAACTGCAACAGGTTTTAATTCTTCTTCATCATCGGGCAATTTTTTAACAAGAAGTGCTTGTCCATCCCGTATCTCGTAGTCATAATGATGCATCTGTATATATTCAGGTTTAAATGGAGCATCTTCAGGAGATTGTGCTATATTCATATACTCTTGGTAAAATCCATTTAGATTACCTACACTAGAAAACTCATCCTTTATTTGCAATATTCTTTCTCTAGGGAATCTTGCCTCCCATAAACTTTTTTCATCATCGTCCCATATACTATACCAAAGAACATCCCATGCTGGTGACTCTTTAGCCCAACATAAAAAGCAATCCTCTGATATAACTGTGCCAATCATCGCTATTCTACCATCATCTGATAATGATGGTATAACAGCTTCTGTTATCCATTTTCTATTTTTAGCCCTAGCCTCGGGAGTAAAAGCATTTAATTCTGACTCAAAGTCGTCAATAATAATAAGGTTAGGTCTTGTGTCGCCTTCAATAAAACCCCTAACTCTTTGACCTGTGCCGACAGCAATAATACGAGCACCATTTGCAAGAATAATATCATTATTAGTCCAGCGCTTAGCAGTATTGGGCCCCATGTCTCCAAAATTCTCTGTAAATGTTTTAGAATGAATAAGATGATATTTTATCCTAGATAGAAAGTTGACAGATTGGCTTTGGCTTTCTGATATAATAACAATGAATAAGTCTTCAGTTTCGGGTTTAAATGCAACTTTCCAAAGGGGGTAAATGAGAGAAACAGTAGTAGACTTAGCAGTCCCACGGGGAGCCGCAATAAGAAGCCTCCTTTTAGCCTCATTGCGAAGATGGGAATATAGTTCAGTGTGAAAAGGAGGGATATCCCTATTAAGAGCAGTAGGGAAACACACCTTCCCAAATAAACCAATGCTTTCCCTAAACTTCTTAAGAACTTGAAGTTTCTGATACTTCTCCTCGTAATTCTCCATTTGCTTCCGTTGTTTCTGTTAGTTTTAACTTTTGTTCCTCCTCCAGAACATCGGCTATTAGTTTTTTAGTTGATACGCCTTCTATCTGTCTTGTAGTCTTGATAGTGTCTTTATCATCCATTCCATGTAATGACATAAGCTTTTCAGTCACTCTCATCATATTACTTACATCCTTTTTGTCTCGTGCCATTTGTATCGTTTCTTCTAGCAATTCCATAACAAATTCTTTGTCCTTACCAGAATCTTTTAATAATACATCTAATTCTTCTCTTACCACTTTTTTAAACTCCTCTGTTCTAATGTTTCTTTTCCAGCGTCTTCTTTGCTGGGGAGTTGTTTGACCCATGACCATATCAATAGCAAGGTCTGCATCAAAGTTTGTAGATACATATGCGAGGGCAAGATTTTTCCACCTTTCGGAACGAGACTGAACTTCAAGGGCTGGTTTCCCAGATAGAGTCCAAGGGGTTGACCTGCCCTCAGCATAAAATTTCTGTGTAGTGTATTTGGGATTATGCATAATATACCCATATGCAGTTCTGATATACAAAGTCGGTTGTTTTCTATCTGATTCATAATTCTTCTTTTTTAAGACCATGGAAACATATCCATCATCTGATATACAATAAGTACCTTCCTCTGCTTCCTTCCAATGTTTAGCGTCTATGCCTTCTTCTTTTGCTTCTTCTAGGGTATATACGGGATACGACTTTCGACCCTTTTTGTGATTTATGCTTATCTCGTACACGCACTACTTCTGTTTGAACCAAATGCCATAACCTTTGTTTTCCCATTTGCCTTCTTGCCAAGTACGGCTATTGTAAACAACTAGGGCTAATACGAACATTAAAAATATTTCTATCATTAGTAATCCTTTCCTATTAAATTGCTAGATTCATACCGGTCTACTCTTTCACGCAACTTAATTAACTCTGTTGCTATATATACACAAGAATCCAATATCTCCTCTAGTGATTCCTTTATCATGTCTCTACCATCATTTAATGGTATATTACCACCATATCTCTTCTGACCCAGTTCTACTCTATTTTTAACTAGGTCTACTACCTCTTTATTAACATTAAACATGCAAGGCTCTTCTAAACCATCCAAACCAAAACTTCTCTTGACTTGGGTCTTTACATACTATCTCAGCAAACTTAAGAACTCTATATGCTCTCAACCTATCTGCTTCAAGCTTTTTTATAGCTTTTATTGTCTTGGGGCCTACTCTACCATCTACTACTACAGCACCTTTGTACTTACCATTAATAGCATGTTGAAGTACTCTTCCAGCTCCTCTGGGGCCAAAGTTAACAACCATGTCAAAGTATATCTCTTGCAAATCTGCTGGCAATAGATATGTTTTACTAGGTCTCCAGTACTTCTCATGGTATATGTATATTGCTCTTTCTTCAGTAAGATTCTTTATATCTTCTTCAGGAAAGGCTCTTTTACTAATACCAAAGTTAGTTTCACCACCTTTATCATTAGGGTCGTTTACATAACCACCTTCATGTTCTAATACTGCTTGTATTATAGTTTCAAAGTTCTCAGAATACATAACATCTCCCTTTCTATAGCATTTGATAGCTTATACAATTGTAATTTAGTGTAGTAATAGGCAAGTCTAGCTATTTTCCACAGTAATTCCAGCGTCAAATTCAGTAGTTGTACTACTTTCGACTGGGTCACCTTTTGAATCAACGATTTTACTCTTTGCATTCTTATTCTCCTCTTCCTGTTTCTTAGCCTCTTCCATCTTGGCTTTTACAAATTCACCAAAAGAGTCATCTTTACCAAGATGCTCTACAAACATGGAGAATATAGCGAAAAAATCCTGTACTTGTCCATATAATTGATTGAATTGGGGTATAAGTTGCCTGAGTGCACTCTCGTGAGCCACTAAAGTTTTGTCTCTGTCTTTGTTTGTGGGTTTTTTGCCCTTGGATTTGGTCATACAACCTCCTTATGTCTCGTTCTACTATCTAAGGTACCTAAGAAATCTAAAGACTTGTCTTGATAAAGAAAAGTTTATATCTTAGCTAACTAGATAGTACGAATTTAAGGGGTCAATAAAAGCTTGTCAAGTACTATTTTACCTTATTTCTAGGTTTTCATAAACAAGATGCTTCCAACAGTATATCCTACCCTCTTCTAACTGAGTATACCAATGCATAGTAGAGTCAGTAGCGACTACTTCTTCAAATGCTACTACTTCACCTTCCTCTACGCTGTCATCAAGGATAGTTCCTAATCCAATTGTGCAAAAAATTACCAAAAATTTTACTATTTCCATGCCAGAAATTACAAAGACTTTTCCTAGAATAAAGCACAAAGTTGTTGAAACCTAATTCAGTTCTAAAAAATAAAACTAGAATGGGAGTTGGTGATATACTGAACCGTGTACCCGTCCAATTTTACCTTGGTGGGGGGTACACTTAGGTTGAAACTTAACACATATAGTTAACTATCACACATCCTAAGCTCATCCATCAGGGCGCTAGCTACTGCTGGGCTTATGAGTGCATAGTGAACCATAGTG